CAACCAAAATCTTCTACCTTCGTATCATATAAATATTCGTAAAGGATGATAGATAATGGTTCATATTTTTGTCCCCAATGTAAAGTGGAATTTGTATTTACCATGAACACTTCTTTTATATCATTATTATCAGTGTTATCATTATTAGAACCTTCAGATTCATTTACATATAAATTGGTATTTAATGGTTGACACTTTTCATAAATTAGCTGATTTTGTGTAGTTTGATTTTCAAATGCTTTGTATGCATTAGAGGCGGTTATTAGGTTATGACGGAATTCATACCACTCTTTTGTTCTTTGTGCTGGTTGAGGTTTATTACGTAATATATCTAACTGTTTTGCAATGAACAAATGGTCTGGATCCTTTAAAATGATTGTATTAGGATAGGATCTGGGAGGAATATAATCTTTGAAAAAATCCATTTTTGCATGTTCTATAATTTCTTCCATTTCTTCTTCCGAGTCATCATTGTAAAATATATCAAAATCAAAATGCGATTTCATTAAATCGATAATATTTTCATCAAATATGTCTTCAAATTCGGGTTCCGAAATTAGTTTGGGATTATCTTTAATAAATTCATCCATAAGATGGATACACGTTTGATACAACTCTAATGCCTCTTCGTCGTTGAAAAATCGTGGATCTTCTTCTGGAATAATTTGGTCTGTTATATCTATTAATTCATCCATATCTAATAATAATATAATGATTTGTTTTTATATTATTAATAATATCAATTTTATATTCATTGTAATAATAATTCTTCAAAATAGTGTTTATCTTTTTTAGTCGTCGTTTTCAGAGTCACTATCCACAGTTTTAATATTTTTTGCAGTTCCAACTTTCTTCTTTGGCGTTAGTCCTCGTAATGTAGATACCCGTTTATCCATATTTTTTAAAGTGAAATGATTGGTGGGTTTATTATGATGTAGTGCTGGTATATCTTTTATTTCGCCAGTGTCCTTATTATAAACAACATCTTTTACTCTTTGTAGTTTTTTTCTGTCCAAACAATCCTTAAAAAAAGAAATAAGATGGACATATTCTTGTTCCGACAATTCATGTTCCGATTTATAATTATCAGCAAATGCAAATAATTTCTTCAATTTAGCAGTCTTATCTAGTTTCGACCATGGTTCATTTGAATTATTCATTTTTTCATTTTCCAAGAATTTATCCAAATTCACTAGATCCGTAGATGATTTTGTTTCAGGCCATATAACACCATTTAAGATCATTGTCTTATATTTTAAAGACTTTAATTCATTGCAATCACTTTCTACAATTTCTTTATTCATTTATACCATATATTAGTAAATAGAGTTTAACTCAGTTTTTTATAATATTTTATTATAAAAATAATATAAACAATAGGGCAATATTATTAGTTACAACTTGTTTATTTATAAGTATAAGTTGAAAATATAAGTTGAAAATATATGAAATATAATTAAAGTGGTTTTATAATAAAGATTTATTATATAAAAAAGATAGTTACATTATATATGGATCAAGATCCTAATACTAAATCCCTATTTATTTCAGAAACAAAAAACAAGCAAACAAAAAATATAAGTTATGAAAAAGAAAAGAAAATGCGTGTAGAAACAAAAACGTGGGGATTAACGGAAGAAGAACTTAGCCACGGACTACAACTAACAATCTTAAATGGGATTTTAGATGAGACCACAGAAAAGACAAAATATTCTGCCATGATGGTAAGTCATATAAAAGACAAAATTAGCGGATACAAACAGCAAGACATATTAAAAAAGAAATTGGATGAAGCAAAATTTGTATCATATGTAAATGTAATTAGATTGTTAAAAGATTGTAGTTTATCATGTCATTATTGTTCGCAACCAGTCTATTTATTATATGAACGAGTTAGAGAAATGAAGCAATGGTCCCTCGATAGAATTGACAATAATATAGGTCATAATACAGGTAATCTATTAATAGCATGTTTAGAATGCAATTTAAAAAGGAGGAGAACTAACAAAGACGCATTTATGTTTACTAAAAATATGGTAATTACGCGTGAAGGATTATAAGTTTATAAGTTCATTATTTTAAAACATAATTATAATAATGAACCATTGGAAATGGAGTAAAGGAGAACCGTATTATAAAAGCGCTCGACCAGAAAGACAAGAGAAAGAAACTAATGATCAATTAAATAATAGTAATTTAGAATACGACAGTCAAAAAAATGCTATTAATCAATCTTTAGCAGAAGATTTGTTTACAAATTCTGACAATGAATTATTATCTATTACTAATTCTATGTTTTCCAGAAATCAGAATGCACAAGGCACCAGAAGAGAAGATTTAGATGTAAAAATGGCTGATCGTGAATTAGTAACCCAACGCGGAGTAAATCCCTTTTTACAAACTAGTTATGTAAATGATATTGTAACACGTGATATGTTTTTAAAACCAATTAATACAACACAAGGCAGAACCAAAAACACTAATTCCGATACAAATGAAACAACAAATAATGAATATTGTAATTCCTAAATTTTCGATTTGTAAATTATACGCTCTTAACACACATGGTATGTAAAAGACGGTTAGCCAAATAAGCTAAAAACGTGTTAAATATGGCTAAAAATGCATTAATAATAAACATCATATTCACTTTTTTATAATGCATAATCATAAAATAGGCAATTGAGACTACACTTGTTGCGAAGAGAAAACCAAAAATAATCGACAAGATGTAAAAATAAACGCAATATTCTCTTGGCAATGGGCCAAAATATGTATTCAAAAAATCAGTCATAATAATATAGATTGATATTTTAAATTCAATAAAATAAAAATTTATTTTTATTTTCAAATAAAACTACTTAAACATTTATTTGAAAACTTACATAATGAATAATAATTATACAACGCAAAATGATTTATTATTGAAAAACTTAATGAGTTTTTATAAAACGTATGATGAAGATGGGAAACACAATCCTCAAAATAACTTGGATAAAATGCTAAAGATTATTACCGGCGAATCCAAAATCTCTTTACGAATTGTTGATTGGTTTGCGACCAATTATGCAAAGAAGTATTATACACTTTATGTTATTGACCAAACGATCGATAATATTCAAAGACGGTTCAAAGTCTATGACGATTACAAGCTCAAATTGAAGGCTTACAGTAAGAAAAGATTTGACCCGTTCTGCAGGTGGGATCGCATCAGCATTCCGTATACTTCGGGCAAATTTATTGAGACCACAATTGGCCAACTCAATTTCTTCAAATGGGCTCTAGAAAACCAAGTTATCAATTATATTGAAAGCAATTATGATGTCATTGAGAAGGATATGAATGCACGCAATAGCACGTCGAAAAGGAAGGAACAAGTGGTTGACAATTCGAAGACCAGAAAGAAGCGAGAAGAGTTGTCGATTTCGGCTACTAAGAGCATAAAGAAGGAGAAGGTGGAAATCGTAGTGCAATTTAATTGATCATATTGTTTGCTTTTGGTTTTAAAAGTAAAAGCAAATATTATTATTTAAATTATTTTTAAATTTAAATATTTAAAAATAATTTATTTAACAAGTTATGGGCAATACGCAATCAATGAAAAAAATCAATTTTGAGGACATGCAAACTGTTATAAAAAATCCGGAAATCTATTTAATCATTAATACGCTTCCTCCTTTAGACCAAAACTGCCTAATTGTGAATACCACTTTGGCTACCGATGAAGAAGCATTAATCAATCGTTATTTAAAAGAAAACAAAAATATAAGAATAATTATTTATGGTAAAAATTCTAATGATGAAACTGTGCAAAAAAAATATCAACAACTATTATCTCTAGGATTTTATCAAATTTATATTTATACTGGAGGATTATTTGAATGGTTACTTTTACAAGATATTTATGGCAAAGATTTGTTTCCCACGACAAAAAAAGAAATGGATTTATTAAAATTTAAACCAAATCAGCTGCTAAATATTGGATTATTAGAATATTAACAAAAGTGTATTTTTATATTATTTTCTTAACATTTTTTCAATTACATGTTCTTGGTCCCAATCTTCTTCCAAAATAGGTAATTCATCATCTGGAATTACGATTTGCAACGCCAAATTCGCCAATTCATCGGCTCGTTTATTATTTTCTCTATAAACATGATTAAAATCAATATAGTCAAATTGTGACTTAAGCTTTAATACTTGTTCATATAATGGAAACAACTTTGCACTTTTAACCTTATATATTCCATTGATTTGATTAATAACTAACAAACTATCTCCGCATACCGAAACCGTTTTAATATTATTGTTAATTAACTCTTCTAAGCCTAGAATTAACGCACAATATTCAGCTTCATTGTTAGTTCGATTGTCACCAATATACTTACAATTACCCCACACTTCTTCCCGATTTTTATAAATAACTGCGCCAATTCCTGCTGGTCCAGGATTGCATTTACTACATCCGTCAAAATGCATGGTATATTCGCATGTGGGAAAGATTTTTGGCTTTTTTATAGCTGATATAGTTGGTAGAACGACTTTCATTTTCTTTGGCATAAGTAAAATAATAATTTACTTTATTATTTTAGTAATTTTATTATTTCAATTTTATAATATAATTATTATTTACTTTTAAAATCCTTATACAATTTCAAAATATCTTTGAATATATTTAAAATATCTTGAATTATAATGTCTTTTTTATTTGTTTTTGGCTTTGATGTCTTTTGACATGTGGTTCCAATACCTGATCCTGACCCAACTCCTGACCCAACTCCTGACCCAACTCCTGACCCAACTCCTGACCCTAATAATCCAGTAGGCTTAATTTTATAATATAATATTATAACTGCTGAACCCCCAGCACCCCCTATACCACCATTTCCATTATCACCTGCAGTCCCTGTAGGACCACCAACATTACCTCCAAGTAAACCAGCACCACCACCACCAGCACCACCACCTCCGCCTCCTCCTCCACCACCGTAACCACCATAACCGCCGGCACCACCAGACCCACCTCTACCACCAAAAGAACCATCTTCATAACTTTTTCCCGGTTCACCAGAAATACCAGGAAATCCATTCCCTTGTTTATTTATTGTATATGTATTTTGTGATGAATTTTCTTTACCACCACCATTACCACCTTTACCACCACCACCGCCGCGATCACCATAGGTAGGAAGACCACCTTCTGCTAAATTAGGTCTACTTTCACCATCATCACCTTTTCCACCAACACCGCCAAAATAAAACGAACCGGTATTATCTGCAAATAACATTTGCACTGGATTTGGATCACTAGCACCACCGTTTAATGCTTGGATATTTACTGAATTATCGCCATTAATAATACTAGAAGGAGAACCGTCTAAAAAATTTAATTTTATTGTATATGTTTGTGACGAATTTGCAGACGAATTAAAAGAACCATTTTTAACTTCACCAGCTAGACCTCCCTGACCGCCCATTCCACCAGTTCCACCTGCTGCATTATATAAATTAGAATTAGAACTACCGTCTTTTCCATTTTCTCCTGAAGCACCACGCCCAACAACAACATAGTAAATTTCTGTATTTTTTGGTAAGTTTGCTGTAGATATAATATATGTATCTTGTAAAGAAAGTAAATAATATACCCATGATCCAGTATTTAAGGGTAAATTAATACTAGGTGTTTGTAAATCTGAAGTGACTGTATAATATTTATAATTTATTGCAGATAAAGGATCTGTAAATGGATTGTTCGTAGATATATATATACCGGTATGTATCATTTCTGTAGTGAAAAATGGAATTTTATTACCATTATCATCTTCAATTAATATTTGCTTAGTTGATGGAAATAGTTGTATACCAGATATTTGCAACAAAGGTGGAATGTTCATTATAATGTATCGTAATATTATATATTATACAAATTTTTTAACTTAAACATTAAATATAGTTAACTATAATATGCAGTTATTAAATTTATTGTTATGTCTTTTTTTGTTTTTTAGTTTGATTGGAGCAGAAACCGAATGTCCAAATGTGTCATCACTTTTTTTTAAACAGCGATCTGATAAAAATACTTCTTTGCGGCTAGTGCAATATAATGTAGAATGGCTTTTTATTGATTATTATGCTGCGATGGATTGTCCAGGAAATGGATGCACATGGAAAACATTTTCTGACGCCCAAACCCATTTGGATTATGTCGCCCAAGTGGTGAAAGATTTGAAACCTGATATTATCAATTTTTGCGAGATTGAAGGCTGTGATGAGTTAAAAATGTTAAATGATCAATTAAATAATGAATATATTCCTTATTTGAA